TAGATGATTAGCATATCTGGGATTTGTGGAAGGACTATTGTCTGGGATGAAAGAGTGGTAGAAACTCCAGCACTGATGGCTTGGTAGTTGTTAGAGATATAACGAGGGAACTCCATATAAGGCACAACACTCTTTGGGGGAAGAGGGATGTCAAGAGAAGGAGTGAGGAACTGCACATTAATACGAGCATTCTGGAAAGGAGAACCAGTTGTGCTGTAGTTGGCGAGGGCACAAGAGGCGATGGTGCGACCATTACCAGTTGTGTAGCGGACAACACGAGCAATGTCCGCACCACCCTTCAAGTTCATCACTAACTGCATATTGTTAATGCCGAAAAGCCCAGTCTCATACTCCTTCGCATCAGCAAAGATGAAGGGAGAGAGCACAAGTTTCTCGGTAGAGAAGAACTGGATGAAGATAGGGTAAGTAGCATCACCAGCATATACCGCAGTATTACGAACTGGAATACCATTTACATAAGCGTAGGCTTGTGCGGAAACAGTGTAGTTTCCAGAGCCGGAGAGAACCGCACCATTGCTGTCGCAGAACTGGATGTTATACCAAGCACCGTTAGGCACATCAGCACTTTCAGTCGCATCAAGGTAAGAGGCAAGAGGACTATTCACGGCAAGGTAAGCGTCATTGTAAGAAGCATACTTATCCAACATAGTCGGGCAAGTGCGAACAAGACGGTTCTTCTTGTAGTCGGTTAGTCGGAGAACTTCCTTGAGGACAGTATCCGTATTGATGACTACTGATGTATCGTTGATAGTAGCAGTCATAGTAGCGGTGAGTTGGTGAAGAGGGAAAGGGGCAAGAGCACAGTCCTTACCGAAAGAAAGCACGGGCTGACCGAGCACATAGGGAGAGACGGCACTATTCACTTGGACGGAAAGAGCGAGTAGAGTAGTAGCACTCCAATCAACGGCTCTATCTACAAAAACATTCTGCGAAGGCACATTTACATTAAAAGTAAATTGAGACGCTGAAGCACTAATGGCGTTGAAGGGAGCATTGGTGAGGGAGAGAGCACCCTTATCAACTGCATATCGGGCGGGGTGTTGGACGATACGACCATCAAATACGGCTTGTTTCGCAATGTCAGCAGTCGCCATCTTGTTCTATACTTGTAAGATAGAAAATATTTAGCCGAACTCACTCGGGGGATTATAAATCCACTCCACCTTTGGCTGGGTGGGGATAATCGTAGATGCCTCTGCGTCGGAACATAACCTTCACGGAAACAGACGAGCCATTAAACATCTGGACGGGGTATAACTGACCGTCCAGACGGCAACGCCAGAAGACTTGGATGTCAATGTTGTTGATGGGCTGTTTGCTACGCTGGAAGGAAGCCAAACGATACTCTGCACTCGGGGCGTATTGAATGTATTGTCTGTAGTCGTGTGCGTTCTCATTCACCAACGCCACATCCGTAATGATAGGCTGGAAAGCACTCTGGGTATTTCCAGTCTGACCGATGTAGGACTGACCGAACTTGACCGGGTCGCCCGTTGCCTCAAAGACCAAAGGTAAGAGAGCAGAGGTGAAAACGATGCTGTCAATCGGAGACCAGAGTGTGCTCGTGCTTTCGTAGTCTTGAAGCATAATCCAGTAGGACTTTGCTGTCGGAGCGGGTGGGCTGGAAACCGTCTGGATGTTCTGGTATAATATCGGGTAGAAGAGGATTTCGTTCGTGCGTTCCCCAGAGAGATTGACATAGTTGTTATTGAAGTTGGCGAACATACCAAACATATTGTTATTGAAATACAACTGGGAACTCTCATCAAAGTTCGTGCCTACACTTGTTCGGGCAGACCCACCAAAGGAGTAGCGGTCGCCGTAGAGAGAGAACAGATTGGTTGTAGGGTTATAAGTAATCTGAACTGGAGCAGTCGTGATGGTAGGGGTTGAGCCAACGGGAGTTCCAATAGAAGCCCACCAAATAGCGAACAACTGCTGTAAGCCGGGATAGGTCGCACTCACATTACTTATACACTTTGCGAAGGCTGTATTGACAATCTGAAGCCAGTGTGTATAAGTATAAACCCAGTAGTAGCGAGTGGTAATGTCTTGAGTGTTGGCTGAAATGCTGTTTGCGTTGGGAACTGGGGCTTGGGCTGTATCCAGTGTCTCTGGGACATAGATAAGAGGCTGTAAAGATGTAAGAGTGTTTGTATAAGTCGTGCCTCCTACTGTATAAGCAAATGTCATAGTCATTGACACGCTGTAAATGGTAAGATTGACATTGTTAGTAGGATTATCAGCACCAGTTCGGACTACCGGAATAAACAAAGGAAGGTCTTTGTTCGCTCCGTTCATTGTGAAACGAATGATACTGAAGTTGTATTTGGAAGCATCACGAACAATCGGCGTATCACGGGTCTCTTGGAAGCGGATTTGTGGGTCTGCTCTGTCGGTGGGAATGTCCGCTGTGTTATTGATGATTGTCGCATTGTAATAGACATAGTCGGGGTCTTGGTCGTCATCAACCGTATTGCTGAACTGTAAGTTTCCCAAGTATGACATCTTGCTTTCTATACTCTATAGTTATTTTTTATTTGCCTAAAATCTCGTATGTGAAAAGAGACACCCAATCATCGGGTGTCTTTCCACTGCCTTTAACAAGGTTATAGAACTGCAAGTTAGACATATCCATACACATTAGTCGTGCGACAGCCCAACGCCCACAAGTGTTTATATCGTCCTTGTCTTTCTGATAAGCATAGGTATTGTAATACACTTTCACTCTGCTTCGTTTCAGCAAATCCATTAAATAAGGTTGTCCTTCACCGAGTTCATCCAACATCTCTTGTGTAATCCATTCACGCTGTTCCTCTGGCTTCTCTCCATAACTATCAAAGTATTCAATGTGTCCGTCTCTCTTAAACATTGTGAGCCAATGTCCCGATGTAGGCGACTTGGTTAAAAATAAAAATATACAGCGACCAAGCGGGTCAAACGCCTCGTCAATGTGCTTCATCTCTGCGAACTTCGGATACGCAAATATCTTTGTATCGGGCTCAAGGATACGCTGAATGTCATCATTGGATAGAGCATACTCTTTGACATCATTCAACTCCGCTTTATCCAAAGTGTCGGTGTTTGCTTCAGACATTTTTCTATACTATGTATAGATTAGAAAGATGGCTGATTTACTTCGCAAAAAACAGTTCCCCCTTAACTACCCATCAGACATATTGAATGTCATAAGTCGTATGTCCTTTGACAGTCGTAATGTGGAAATATTAGGCTCAATGGCTCTACGCTCCCAACTCTACGCTGGAGACTTTGATTTGAATGAAACCGTCAATGCTGTCGCTAAAGATGAAGGAACTGCTCTACGGTTGATTGCGAATGGCTTACAGACCATCATTAAGCAACTCTTACGCACAAAGGAACTCTTCATTGGAGACATCAAGTTAGGTGTTATTCCAGAATGGCGTGTTCTTTCTGGAGATGTCCGCAACGGAAAGGTCGTTGGCTATGATGCGAAGGGGTGTATGGGTCGTCTCACTGCTCTTTATGAAAGTGGTGTGATTACGCACGAAGAGTTCGCCACTTCCAAAACCTTCTTGAAGCCTCGTCTCACTCCAAAGGAGTTTGTCATTGCCGAGAAGGAAATCCGTTTTGAGGTCGTGCGTTGGAAGCCTACAGATGTGTTAGAGGGATTTGTTGTGTTGCGTGATGGTCGTCATTACTCTCTGGAACAAGCCATCTGTGCCCCAGCCATCGCCAAGTTAGATGTGGTTGCCTTCATTGAGGGCAACAACTTCTCGGACTTCTCCACACTCTATACCTTCAAGTATCGTGGGCGTGTTCTCAATGATGTCAAGATAGACGCAGAGCACGAAATCAAGAAGAGTATCCTCTATTACGAAGCCGATGACAACTACTTCAAAGTCGCCAAACGCATCTTTGCCCTTTCCAAAGCCTCTGGTGATACTGCGATGATTGAGAAACTCACCGACCTCTTCAATAGCGACTTGGGACGCTTATACAGTATCATAAGTGATGCCTCTACTATCCTCTATCTCCTTGAGAACGAGAAGAACCTTCCCATTGAGAAGATACGCTTTGAGATAGACCAGTTCAGAGGTCGTCTTGCCTCCATCTACTCCATTGATGCAGTCAATAAGACTTCGGTGTTGAGTGGTATTCTCTCAATGACCCATCTACCCGACACATCACAAGGTCGTCTCCAGTTATACCGTCAGATGGAAAGATTAGTTGCTTTCTTTACAGTTCTACTCAATAGACAATCAGAGAAGGCATTGAAGAATATGAAGTTAGTCCCAGTTCCAGAGAAGTATCTTCCGTAATCGCTATATGACTTTGTGAAAAAGATTGAACGAGAGTATCGTATATGTTTATATCAAATCAATCCAAGAATACAAGCAGAATGTCATACGCACGAAAATATTTAGTCTGGGACGAGTTCGTAGAATACTTTCTTAATGGAAATATGAAGGACGCAAAGAAATATGAAGAACACAAAGACGGTGATGAGGAGGAGGGATACATCTATATAGATTATAAGTGGAAAGAAGAAAAAGACGATTTGCCTTATATGTGTAATATCCTTTGGCGTGAGACCGATGGTAAATGGAAGAAGACCAGATTTAATGGTTCTTCTCCGTTTGCTTATTGGTTTGGGTCTAATGAAGATGTAGAGGAAGATATAGAAGAGGAGGATTAAAAACCCCCCCGAAGGAGGCAAAGGAGGCAGAGGAGGCAAAAAACCAAAAGGTCTCACGAGAGGAGGGTTTTATAGCAAAGTCCGGTTTTTTGCCTCCTCTGCCTCCTCCAGCCTCCTCCACCCGACCATAGTTTTTTGGGAATATTTTTTTCTATCTAACAAGTATAGAATAAGATGTCGTATGCTAATGTCCTTGCGAACTCATCTCTTGTTTCCACACTCACTGTCTCCGAACTGACTGTGAAAGGTCTTTCTCGTGCTGGGTCTTCAACACTCACGGGCACAGTAGCCGTTGCGATTGCTGTCCCTTCCATTACTTCTAATGATGTAGTCATCATCACCCCTAATGGTGCAACTCCCGCCTCTTCCCTCCCTCTCGGCATTGTCATTACGGCGAACACTGGCTTCACTGTAGTTGCCTCTGTTGCTGATACTCGTCCCTTCAACTGGTGTGTCATCTCTACGGCTTAATCGTCCGGCTGATTACTTAAACATTTCATCATACTTAAAGTCTTGTCATCATATTAGAGTAATACGATGCCGAGAGAGAAACTATCCGAAGAGGAACGCAAACAGCGGAAGAAGGATGCCTTCAAACGCTACTACGAAGCCAACCGTGAAGCCCTTGTCGCCCGAATGGCTGAACGATACAACCCCGAGCGTCGCCGTGAATACTACGAAGAGAACGCAGAGCACATCCGAGCCTATATGCGAGACCATTACAAAACCAAACGCACGGGTGATGTGAAGGAACGCCTTGAAGAACTCAAAGCATCTGATGCAGTCCCAGAAGCCCTCAAGCCCATCATAGACCATCTCATCGCCAACGACATCCACTCTAAACTCTATCCCGCCGAACTTACTCTCCTTGAGAACCTACTTATTTACAAGACAAAACCAGTAGAAAACGCTGGTTCAGTGTAAAATGCGTTAGTAAAATGCTAATGACAATGCGTCCAACTCATAGTCATCAGTATCCATTATATGGGGAAAATCGCCCCGTGTAGCACTTTTGGAAAATATTTTCTTGGCGTAGAACAGAATAGTCCCGATGCCTCCTTCACTTAACTTTGAGAAGACTAAAGGAGCACAAGCAGTCGCCGTTGTTCGTGGTGGAGATGCAGATGGTAATGTCCTTTACCTCCACAGCGAAGAGCAGAAATCCTCCAAACCAAAGGTGGAAATCAATACTCTCCGCTATATGAAAGACCTCTCGTTTGTTAAACCCGCTGAACGAGCCCGTATTATGGGTCTCCTTGAAGAAGGCGTGAAGAGCGGAAAAGAGCCAGAAGGTCTTGAAGCCCGTGTGATGACCGTCTATGAGAAGATGAAAGGTGATGCTACGGCATCAAAGGCGATTGAACTCCCTTCCGAAAGTATGTTCCAGCCTATTCCTAATCCAGACCCAAAGGTGAGGCAGATTTGGTATGTTGCAGGGATTTCGGGCAGTGGAAAATCCTACTTTGCTCGTGGTATAGCAGAGAACTACAAGAAACTCTTTCCAGAGCGTGAAGTCTATCTCATCTCCAAACTCACAGAGGATGAAACCCTTGACAAGATGAAGATTGGAAAACCCAAGCGTATTTCTTTAGAGAGTTTAGTAGAAGACTTCCCTTCCATTGATGAGTTCAAAGATTGTCTCATCATTTTTGATGATTATGATACTCTTACTGCTCCCTATGATAAGGTCGTCCTCAAACTCATTGATGACTTGGCTATTATGGGTCGTCATACTGGAACTTCTATGCTTGTCCTTTCCCATTATCTCACGAACTATAAGAAAACTCGTCTCATTCTTGGTGAGGCTCATTTTCTGGTCTTGTATCCTATGGCTACTTCCTTTAAAGCAATGAAGTATGTCTGCGAACATCACTGCGGTCTCACCAAAGAGGAAGTTCAAGGATTGAAGAAGATGGGTCGTTGGGTGTGTATTCATAAGGTCTTTCCGCAGTATCTTATTGCCTCTCAAGACGCATACCTCCTCAATCAGTAAGCCCGAGTGAAATCGCTCCAACAAAAAATATATGTTCTGAATAGAAAAGATGTCCGTTCAGAACATATTGAACCCCGTGAATGGAAAGATAGACCAGCAGTTTTTAGATGGTGGGAATGTCTATGGTTTCGTCCAGAACCCTATGACTGCTGACCTTGAGTGTTCTACCTATCATTTCAACAATGCTGGGCGTGTCAATACTTCCGAACTCAACACTACTAATATCGGCATCCTACCCGGTTCTCTACAACCCTTCATTGAAGTCAAAGATACACTACGCTTCATCAGTGGAAAGAAAGTAGAGTTTATTGGGGATGCTACGATTGAAACAAACAATACAGTAAGCCTCAAGGGTAGTGCCTTCAAAATGGATAGTGTTCCTTTGGGTGTTGCGACTTCTGTGCTTGGTTATGATACAGCAACAGATACAATCACCTACTTCCCTACACCGGGCAGTGGTGGTGGTGTGAGCGGTGTTGTTGCTGGAGCAAACATTACAGTTGATAATACAAACCCCGCCGTTCCTATTGTATCTCTTTCATCCCCTCTTACATCTGCTATTGATGTAGGCACACAAGACATTACAACCACAACTGTCAATGCAGATATTGATTTCACAACCAACGGCACGGGTGCAGTCCATATTACCAAAAATGTTGCGGGAACAGCCCTTCGTGTATTGAATACTTTGCAGGGCACTGTTGGAGTTGTAAGTGCTACTCCAGCCTCTATTGAACTATACAAAAACAGAGGAACTGCCCCAGCCGTCCCACCAGTAGCGGGTGATAGTCTCGGACAGATTTCAGCCTTTGGTAAGGATACTGCGAATACTAAACACGAATACACTCGTATCACTGCGTCTATCCGAGACCCAACTGCTGGTGGAACTCGTGATGGCTCATTAGAGTTCGCTTGTGCTACAAACAACGCAATCACCACCTATATCCAGTTGAACGGCAATGATGCTCCCGCTGGTGAAGTCAATATCCTCAAGCCTCTTGATTTAGGACAAGGTTCTACTGGTCTGATTAAGACTTCTGTTTTGAATGGAAACATTAACATTACATCTGATGGATTAGGTTATACTGCCCTCAACTCTGCATCGGGTCAAGTCCAACTCAACGGTGGAAACTCCGTTGTCGCAAAGGGTGTGAATGGAGTTCTCTTACAGACTGGTCTGGGTGTAGATAAGTTAAAAGTCCTTCCAACTGCGGTAGAACTCGCTGGTGTTCCATTGGACGCAATGGGTCAGCGTGTCAAGTCTTCCAGTGGGTCATTTTTAGTGGGCGATGGTTCAATCTCGGTGGATACACGGATTTCGGGTCTGGGTGTTTCTCTTACTGCTGGAACGAATGATACTGCGTATCGTTTTATGGATTGCTTCGGCTTGACTGGTGATGTATATATCTATCGTAGAACGAACTTCGCACGGGACACTGGTATAGGACAACCCGCCGTGTTTGAAGTCGTTATTGCTCCATTTCCAAGTCTCCAAATGTCGGGACTTCCCATCGCACCCTCTGCTGGTATATCTGATGGCTCAACGACTGGTTCTGCGGGTCAAGTGATTACTGCAATCGGTGGAGGCAACTGGGCTTGGACGACACCATCAAACCCTCCAGCAGATAGTCTTTCTGCCGTTCTCAACGCTGGAAACAATGCTGGTTCAACGGGGATAGATATGAACGGCAACAATATTACCACTTCGGGTGGTGATTTTGCTATAGATGCCTCTCTCTCTTCTGGTGGGGGTAATATCTCTGCTATTATTAAAACGGGTGGAAACCTTATCTTTTCAAACTTACCCGCTTCAAATCCGGGTGTAGCGGGTGCGTTATGGAACAACGGCGGTGTGCTAAACATTGCCTAATGTTCTCTGACTTCGTTATGAGCCTCAACAAAAATAGCGGTTTCACTGGGCGAGAGAACAATGTTAGGTTCTCTTATTTGAAGATGAACGGAGGGGGTTGATAAGGGCGTGGCTTCTGCAAGGCGATAGATGTGGATGGGATGTAAGCCGTTCGTATCTTCGGGTTTGCTAATGTCATCGTATTTAGCGTCTGAAAACTTTGAACGGAACATATCAATAATGCTGGGAGGCACGAGAGGGCTAATCTCTGAAAGTCGGTCATATTCTGTTTTAACATACTTTAATAAATCATTCGGGGACATACGCTCTTCTCGTGGTAAGGACATCTCAATACTCAAGAAGCGATATAACTTGGCGTAGTTGAGGGCAGAGATACGATGTCCTTCTGCTCTACGAGCCCAAGAAAAATAAGACCCTATAGTGGAAAGGATTGCTGTCAGCAACGCTACGATGCCGACACCAATAGAAGCAAAGGACGAGCCACCAAAGAGGCTGTCTGACCCCACACTGACTGCTCCATTGAGAGTAGAAAGGATTATCACTGGGAGGTCTATGACAACTGTGCGACCGCTATAGAGTTCTTCACACTTCTTGTGAAGCCACGAATAACAATGAGCCTTCTCTCCAGTATGAGCGAAATATTCTTCCAAACGACCGTTCCAGTGTATCGTCGTAGTGATTGATTGGTCTGCGGACATTCTATAAAAAGATTGGATATTATTCTCTCTCTCTTCATCTTCGCAGTATTTTACTGATGAGTAAGGGAAGGAGGCTTGTCTTATCAAGGGAGGCAAAGGAGGCAAAAAACCGAAAGTCTCTACACGGAGGGGTTTCAAGAGAAAGTTTGGTTTTTTGCCTCCCTTGCCTCCTCCACGCCTTTTACACTCCTTTCGGTCGTTTTTTTACTTTGTTGATGTTTTGGTCTATTGTCTTTTAATCAGTTTTAAGGGCAAGTAATCAGAACACACTTCCCATCGTGCTCGTTAATCAGTCCTCCCACTTGAGTAAGGTTCATCTTCGGCATCGCACCATTGAGGGACTTGTAGAAGTCGGCACGGCACTTAATCCACTTTGGGAAGTCAGAGCCCGTGATGAACTCATACGGCTTCTTCAGTCCATTCGCAATGGAGAGGTAGTATCCCTCCTCCAACTCACCAGCCTCCACTGACTTCTCCATCACCTCCAGCATATACTGTTGGCTTTCCTTGAAGATAGTGAGGAAGGTGTCAAGGTTGTCAGAGATTTCATTACACATTGTGAGGACGATGTTGATGTGCT